ATGAGCTACGCCGAGAAAACCAAAGTCCCGGTCGAGCGGACGAAGGGCGAGATCGAACAAACCCTGACGCGCTACGGTGCGGATCGGTTCATGTATTTCACTGAGTCCGGGAAGGCGATCATCGTATTCGAAGCTAAGGACCGGCGCCTACGCTTCGATCTTCCGGTCCCTGCCGGATCATCCGAAAAAGAACAACGGGTGGCTCGTCAAAAATGGCGAGCGCTCCTGCTTTGCATCAAGGCCAAGCTTGAGAGCGTCACCAGCGGAATTGAGACGTTCGAAGAGGCATTCCTGGCCCACGTTGTCCTGCCCGATGGCATGACCGTTCACCAGCATACCCACGCCCGGATTGAGAGTGCCTACAAGGGCGGCGAGATGACGCCGCTGCTACCAGCCCCGAAAGGAAAATAAGCCATGGCTAACGAACAGCGCGCCATCTCGCGCGATCTTTATCTACAGGCGCTCGGACTTTTCACCCTCGCTAATGACCGCTACGTGAAAGGGCGTGAGTGCGAAAATATGATGAACGGCCTGCTTGGGTTAGAAGACAGCAGCCATCTTTCCGATGTCCTTTTCGATCAAAATATCGGACCGACTGAGTTCAATCGCGCCCTGAAGCTATCAGGCCTCACTGTGGAAGAACTCCCCGCCCCACCTTCCGAAGGGAGGGGGTAGGAGATGAACTTTCCCCCTGTCGCGACTTTCGACGATCTTGATGGGCTCGATTACGATCAGATCGTCGAGGGATACATGTCGGCGCAACGCGGTGATCCAGAGCCGGGGCAGAACCGTGGCCGGTCATATTGGCATGGTTGGCGGTGCAGGATGATGGACTATGGCGAAATTTCCATCGACGCTTGCCATCAAAACTTGGTCAAGGAATATCTTGAACATCAGAGGCGAGCGAGCGCCGCCCCTGACACCGCACCAGATCAGGGGTAGTCTGACGCCATGCAACACTGGCCCTCCAAGATTCTCGACGAACCCCGCCTTGGCTACGTCAGGGAGCATGGGTCGAGATCAAGGCCGGTGAAGAAGGGGAAGGTGAGATGAAAATCGTCGGCAAGAAGCTCTTGGATGTCTGCCAAGATTGCGGCCAGATCGTGCGGATCGATAAGCCCATATTTGGCTCACTGCATATCTGCACGACCCCTGAGGAGCGCAAAGACTATGCTGCTCAAATCCGCCAGAACTATCTAGCGACGAAAGCCGCTCTCGAAAGGGCTTAAAAGGCCGGGACGCCGGTTAGGTGGTATTGGAGGCGTGGTGATGAATGATAATGAGCTGATCGATGCCGCGAGACGGTACGGACTTCCGATCGTGAAGGTCCCTTGTGATACTGCCGCTGGACGCCAAGTGGCGACCGTCGATCTAACTTTTAACCCACCGAAAATAGAGCGGAAGTTCTATGGGAAGAATCCCGATTTCGATTTGGCAGTGGAAAACTTCACCCGCGTCTGCCGGGAACAGGGGCTGGATCTGGACTATGGGGATCGGCCCGGCCCCAGCACCGCTCACGATTGATGAAGTCGCATGACCGCCGTCCTCACCCTTCGCAAGACCGTCATCGGCGGGGATGCGCTGGAGGACGACTATACGGTCCATTTCGACGGCTTGCAGATCGGCCGGATATTCCGCAAGCATGGCGTCAATGCACGACAGGTCTGGTCGTGGAATGTGCAGCCGGACGTTGGATTCGCTCCCGGCCTGTTCGGGATTGAGGATGACTTGGACACCGCCAAGGCCGCTTTCAAAGCCTCATGGGATGCGTTCTGGCCGACTTTGAGCGAGGCCCAAGTTGCTGAATGGCGCCGGATGCAGGCAATCGTTCCGAGCTGGGCGAAGCGCCGGAACCAAACCACCTGACTGGGCTTGAATCCACCCTGTAGCGTGGAGTTTGCGTACAATGCCCCGGCCCAAGTGGAGCCTGCCCTTTGACGAGCCGATAGAGCTTCCAAACGGCAAGACGGCCCGCACGCTGAGGCAGGCGGCCGATTACGTGATGGGGCTTCCCAAGGCCGAGCACAGCCACGCGAGATGGCAGGCCGCTATCCAAGGGCTTCTGATGGCCGCAGAAGGCAAGACGCTGATGATGATTGCGCGGATCGGAATGATGCGGGCGATCAACCGCGCCGACGAGCCCCGCTGGGGACCCGGCAAGCGAGTCATGAAGGATCGACCGTGGGGCAAGCGTAAACTGGCGAGGGACCGATGAGCATTCGCGGCCTGCCCTTGGGATGGAAACCCGAATCCGAACTGGATCACTTCATGAAGTGCCCGGTATGTGGAGAAGTGTTCGATATGCGGAAGCTGGAACAGGCCATCATGCATATTCACGATGGGCCGGAATTGGAAATCAAAAAAGAAAAGGACCCGCCAGCGCGAAGCTGACGGGCCAGTCTCAGGAGGAACGTTTGTAACCGGGGATCACCGGCTACTTCGGAGGGCGGTTAGTGCCCGATTTATGCGGCCTTCAGATTATCTGACCGATAGGCTTTCGGTTCATCGCCGGGGAGCGGTCGCAGTGCGATAATCTCCGTCGTTCGACCGGCCGCATTTTCGATGATCGCTTTGCCAAAGCACGGCGGCGAAAAGCTGCAGGCCTGATCCGCTTCGTTCTTGATATCGACCCGGCTGTCTTCCGCCGGATTCTTCTGGTGCAGCGTGATCTCTGCCAATCCATCGCTGCTGCGGAGAACGGTGAAACTCTCTGCCTGTCGGATGACCTGACGAAAGCCATCGGCCGAATACAATTTGATCGTGAACATGCTACTTCTCTCTTCTGCTGAATGCCGGATTCCGTCCGGCGCGGATTAGCGTGAGAGTTGCCCGACGACGAGCAGGAAACCGCCAATTAGAAGCCAGTACGGAATGCCGCGGCTCTTATGGTCCCATTGCTGAAGGAAGAACCCGCCGAGGATCATCGCGGCACCGAGTGACATCATCGCGATAGGCATTTGCGCGCCTCCGCAATCTGCCGATCTGAAGCCCCTGCCGCCCTAGCCGCTTTCTCTGCCGCCCAGACGGACGGAAACAGGGCTACAGCGCGTCGGATATCCTCGCAGGTGTAGCGGAAGGTCTCGGGCTGGCGCTCATCACCGGCCCTTACAGGCGCGATGTAGAGCAGGATCAGGAATGCTGCCCAGATGGCGAGGACGAGGAAGCCGCGAGCGGGGATCATCAGTAGATATCCAGCGGTCGAAACCGGCTCGTCGAATACTGGGCATGGAGGTGACAGCCACACCTTTCGCAATCGACTTGTCGGAACCAAACGTTTGTGAGGCCGACACATTCAACCGATGGGTCGAACCCGCGCTGCCAATTGGTGGCTGCTGGTGAATGACCGACGAGCAAACAGATTAGTCGAAGAAACCAGTTCATCACGGCCACCTGAAAGCTATTGCGTTGGAGACGGAGCGAGGACGGTTGCGGACCGCGTTTCCGTCGTTCCCGGAGAGGACGCGCCATTGACCTCCGACGCGGCCGGTGATGACGCCTACATGGTGACGCCAAACGACGATGGTCCCGACTGCCGGGCCGTGAGCTGCACGCCCTACCCTCGCCCAGTTGCGGGCCACCCACAGCTTGCGATCCTTCAGCCCGAAGTGCTGGGCCATAAAAATACCGCACCAAGGCAGGCGGTGATGATGCCGACGATGCTTTGCCTCAGCACTCGACACAAACAAGACAGCGCAAAGCGCCGCCAGAAAGACGGTCCTCAGCATGTGTTAGCGCATCCGGCTTTCGTTGCGGATCAGCTCCAACGTCTGCCGGGCATGCTGCAATTCGCGCAGCACGTCGCCTAGCACATCTTTGCAGTCGCTCAGCAGATCGTTGGTGCGGCGGGTTTCTTCGGCCACTTCGTGCACGGACATCATCATGTCGTGCAGTGGCCCCATCATCAGCCATTGCGGGACTGGCTCGCGTGCAGGCGCTTTGTCGCGAGAAGCCCGCCAGACCAGCAGCAGGGCAATGGACAGGATCAGGAGAGCAACGGCCGCCTGAACGATCGGGTAAGGCCCCAAAGCCTCGAACGCCTTACCGTTGATGCTTTCCATGATGCCCCGCCAGCGCCCGATAGATGGATATGAGTTCGGAGGCGGTCAGCACGGCATAAATCGGTATTCCCGGTGACGGCGAGCCTAGGACAATCAATGAGAGGCACATCTGCGACCAGATCAGTGCGCCGAGCAAAGCGCCGCCAGCGCGCATCCATGGCCCATATACAGGCCACCCGCCATTGGCGATCAGGGCAATAATTCGAACCGTCCCGACCGCAATAAAGGTCGTGGCAAGCCACGCGTCTACAATCGCAACGCCGATCAGATCGAACGAATGAGCATCTGCTGCGGCCGGGGCCACAATCAGAAGCGCTGCGATCCCGAGCATCATCAGCGCGGCTGAAACCTCGCTGATACGGTTCTCGAAATGGCGGAGGATGGCAGGCAAAGTCATTTCGTCGGCCGCTTCCAGCCGCACGATTGGATGCCGGTCTCCTGTGTCCGGCCGATCCATTGCTTGTCCTTCAGCCGCTTCCCCTGCACGGCAAAGCCGGGATCGTGGAACACCCTGCACTCGCCTCCCGCGACCGAGCCAAAGCCGTTAGCGCATCCGGCGAGAGTGAGAGCCAGTAATCCTGCTACGATGATCTTCATTCCGCGCCCTCCAGCTTGCAGTTTTGGGTAATCACGTCCCAGTAGCCATTGGCATCGGAACAAGCGGATGTCTTTTGCTCGACCTTGCGCGCCGCATCGACGGCAATGTTGTCTTGCTTCTCGATCTTGGCAGCGTGCGCATACCAACCCTTGTTGATGTAGTGCTGGCGCACGGTGAACCCGGCTATGATGATAGCTACCGTCACCGCCAAATAGATGTAGAGCCGCAAAGAGCTGATGCCTAAGAAGCCCGTGATCGCTCCGATGATTGCGCCCATTACGACACCGCCTTGATCTTGTTGGCCCGAACGATGGTGTAGATCGTGATGGCGAGCCCGATCACCGACACGGCAATGAGCGCGTACTTGATCGCGGTCAGCGTGTCGGAATACGGCGCGAGCTGGGTCTGGATCTGCTGCATGACCGATGCCGCCACGCCGGTCCCGGCCGTCGCGCTCACCGCCGTTGCCTGATCGACCACGGGCGGTGCCTGATCCACGATCTTTGCCTTGGCGCTGGAGCTAAATTCCGTGTCGGCATGGGCTTCGACGTGATCGGTCATCGACAGCGCGTTGGCCCGCACACTGGTGACGCGGCTGGTCCAGCCCTTGCCGAACGTCTTGAAGGTTCGCAGCGAACGCAGGAAGATCATGCGCTGGTCGCAAACCGAGTTGACCAGTTCCTCTGGATCGGCGTCCTTGGCGCTCTCAATCGTCACGTCGCCGGCATGGCCATCGACCACGATTCCGCCGATGGCGCGCTGGAGCCATTTGACAGACTGCGCCACGCCAGAGTTCACCGCTCCGTCAAATACACAGTAATCCACACCGGACGGCAGATCATCGCACTTGGCCCCGTCCCAATACTTGGTGCGGTAGATGTCGTCCCGCTCCTGAGGCGTCATCCGGCGCACGTCCTGCGGCTTCAGGCCACGACGCTTCCGGTAGGCGTCATAGTCGATATGGGTGATGCCCCATTGAGTGGCTCCGCCAGGATCGGCCGGGTTGTTGGAATAGCCGCCCTCGCTCTTGAGAACGAGCGCGAGGGATCGGTCGAAGTTCTCAGCAGTCATGGGTTCTTGTCCCCGGAATCGAGGTTGGGCATTCGTCTAACTCCTGTTTTAGAAAGGTCGTGCTAGGCTGAGATCAACCGGCGTCCGCCCCTGAGAACGGACCGCTGGCTAGACCCGCATGCTTGGTTGTGGTGGCCGGGCGCGCGGGTCGACGATTGGCGTAACTCGCGCTATTGGTCTTTTGTATTAGAGTTGCATGATTGACGAGCCGCAATCCGCGCGGGTATCGAATTTAAATGAGAATCAATCCTTTGATGCCCGTAGGGGCTGTAGTTGTTGCTTTATTTGTGTTCGCCGCGGTTCACGCGCCCGATGCGGAACATTGGCCGCCGCACGTTATATCGCCAGAATTAAAAGCCCTTGGCGAAGAGCGCGCCGACCTCGCGAGGCAGCCGAAGTACCTCAAAGCCTCAGACGATGCCGCACCCTATGATCCGTCCGGTGTGTACATGCACATCTCAAGAAAGATGGCGTTCGAGAATAGCGATACGATGCGCCTAGATGGCGATGGTCTACCTCTCGTCAAATACGCTGGCGATTTTTACTATAACCCCGCAACGCTATCGAACTATGCATTGTCGCAGTATGAGGCGTTCCTGAACGGAAGCCCGATCGAGCGCATGAAGGTAGCCGTTCATAGGCTTCTTTCACTCCAGCGCCCTGATGGAGCGTTTGAAAATAATTTCAATTACGCGCATCACTCGACAATCAGGCGATATAAGACAGGGTGGACCTCTGGCTTCACGCAAGGTCTGGCCTTGAGCGCACTGGCGCGTATTTATCACGCAACGAACGACGGCAGATATCTCGACGCGGGAAACCGGGCATTAGCCTTCATCCAGGTCCCTTATCCGCGCGGTCCGATGTATGACATGCGCGACCTCGATCCATCGCTACGTGGATATTCGTTCATCAATGAATACTCCATGAAAATCCAAGCCTACAATCTCGCGGGCTACGGCTATACAATCATCGGTCTATACGATTGGTGGAAACTGACGGGGTCGGAAGATGCTCATCGGCTTTATGATGATGCGATCAGAACTTACGCGAAGATCGTTCCATATTTCGATGTAGGAACATTCAGCGCCTATGACCTCAGCTACATTACCTTATCGCGAGAACCGTATCTGATGCCCTATGAGGCTCAGTTAAATCCGACGTATCACGCGCTCCACATCGAACTCATGGACGTGATGTATTTTCTGACAAGCAAGCCGGTATTCAAGGAATACGCCGACAAGTGGCGCAAGGACGTGGCACCGAAACAAAGCTCTGACAGTTAGAGGTTTTCGACACAAAGCGCGGTCAACCCTGTACCGCCGCTATCCGGATCAGCAGTAACCACCTTTTTTGTAACGAACGGTCCTCCATGGTTGATCAATAGAACCATGGAGGTCTCGTGATCAGCCGGAGTAGATGTCTGGAAATGCGTCAGACCATCCGGCTTGACGGCGATGTGATTCCCGAACGCTTCCCAAGGTGAAACACTGTTCGTGCGTGCGTGGATCATGTTGTTTGTGCCGTTGTCAAAAACCAATGAAAGGTCGTCTGTAAGAACCGTCACGAGGCTCGAATCCGCGCCCAGGAGAACGGACTGCGTTGTCGTCTCAACATGGCCGCGCAACACCGCGTCAATCGAATACCCTCCTACAGACGGCGACTCATGACGCGGATTAACGATCGATAGATTTCTAATTTTGTGAGACGACGGGTCGGATGAACTGGTCACCACCATCGACCCGCGAATATTCTCGAAGAGAGGATTGAGGATCGAAATCTGATCAAGATCGCGCGTGTTGGCGTAGACGCTTAAACCGATCTGAGAGCTTGCAAAACTACAACCAATCATCGTCACAGAACGACAGTCCTGGATGAACCACGATGCAGACGTCCCTAAATTGGTATTATCAGTTGCGCCGTATCCGTTCCACGCCTTTGATGCGGAAATGATTACTTCTTGGCAATTGTCGATCAAGACAGCAGGTACCGTGCCTTTCGCCGTAGTCTTATCGACATACAGAGACCGAATATCCAGTGTTTGATTAACAATTGCAGTGTTGTCGGTTTGTGGTTTGGACACAAAGCCGCTCGCTGACGCGGCAAGGCGCGAAATTCGGATGTCGTCATAGATGACATTGTCATATGCCATCTCGCCCAGGTAGCCGTGGATGACTTGATCGTTACAGTCGATTCCGACGCCCCTGATGCCGATGCCGACCATAACCGCCGATGTGCTTGGCGGTGAATGACTGAGAACGTAGGAACCGGTGATGCCAGATTGCGCTTTGATGACTGACGTAATCGCCCCCTCACCCTCCACGCGGACGCCGGGCGTCGTGATCTGAATAGCCTTTGAGGTTTCCCACTCACCCGCCGGTATGTAAAGAGGACCACCATACCGAAATGCGGTTGAGGCCGATTGTTCTTCGATGGTGTCCAGACAATCCTTGAACGCCTGCCAGCAATCGAAGCCCGTCTCCGCTTTCGCGCCGAACATCAGCGGGTCAAGTCGCTTCTCGGCAATCTCATACCAAGCAATTGTAGTACCGTCGTCGAGCGTGATCGAGAGTTTACCCGGATGCGACGGCTCGGCATCGACTTTGCGATAGAGCGCCCCACCTGACCCAGTGACGGTGTGGCCCTCCAGTCGGATGTAATTTGGAGCCGCAGCGGGCGAATACGCCAGCGCGGTCGCTCGCGTGTCGAACACCGTTGCAAGGAACGTGGACATCGCACCGGTTGCGATATCACGCGCCGCTTCCGCCGCAACCTTCGCGGCCTCTGCGGCAGATTGAATCGCCGAACTCGCCTGATCCGACAACAGCCGGAATTCAGTGTTGTCGATATATCCGGCGAGCATCATCCCAGGCGTGAACCCGCCAATGGCCGGGTCGTTTCCGGATGCGGTTTTGATCGAAAGCGGCGCTCCACCGTTCAGCGATAGCGTGACAGTTCCACTGGTGTTGGTGTCCGTCACATTGAAGACGATCAGCGCATCCTTATTCGCCGTCGGATAGCCGTTGGTGGCAACTATAGCATTTGCGGTGCCTGCACCTTCATTGACTGCACGATAGAAAGAGTATGGCAGGTCTGCGAGACGAGCCCATGCGCCAGAACCGGACGCGCCGGTCTTCTGATAAATGCCATTGTTCGCCGGTGTGGGATCCAGAACGACCCACGCCATCGTATTTGCGGCATAGGCCAGCGACGAATTGGCTTGCGTCTTGGTCGTGAAGATGATCCCGCCGCCGGCCTGAAAGCCCGCCGTCACAGCATCGATCGCCCCCATCACACTGGCGCGAGGGAACCGTTTGAGTGACTTCTGTGTCCCAACCGTCTCAAGGCCAATAAACTCGGACAGCGACGTTCCGAGCGGGAGATTTGGAGCGCGAATGCCTTCAGCCATGTCTAAGGGTTCCTTGGAAATTAGATCGTTTCATATGAGAAGGTGAATTCAAGAACGGCACCGTCCGCTCCGGGGTAGCCGCCCGCCGCCAGAACGATGATGAAGTCCCCGCCGCTTTGCGCATTGCAGAATACGAAGTTTCCGTTCACCGCTGTTTCGCGGCCAAGGCAGGAATAGTTGTCGCGGACGGCAATCGGCGTGGTGACGCGCACGTAGTCGGCCGCACTTCCATTCGTCGTGATCGTAACCTTGACTGAGCCGATAACGGTCTTGCCGATCTTCTGCCAGCGACCTGTTGCGCTCGCGGTCGTGAACGATCCGCTGCCAGGCGTCACAGTCGGCGTGTAGTCGGTCCACGCACCCGGTACGTCGAGCTTGCTCGCAAGTGCGGTCGTCACGTCATCGGTATCCACCTTCGCTGAAAGTGCAGATGCTACATCGCTGGCGTTTGCCTTCGCCGCTATCGCCGTCGCATTCGAGGCAACCGCCGCGTAAAGTTCGGCATCGTTCGCGTTGACCTTCTGAAATGCCGACCGGATGGCATCTCCGGTCCCGTCGTTAGCCGTCGTTCCGACATTGATCGCTTGCTGTGCCATTAGAAAAAGTCCGCTGTGAGAAGGGTCGTGTCTGCCTTGTGCGTATCGTCGTCGGCAGATGGAGTAGAGGCGACGGCCTCATGAAGTGTGGCCTGGACAACCGGGCAATCCGCACTCGGCTGGCCGTATGCACTCACAGCGTGCGCCTTGACATCGATCGTGTCTCCAACTGCAAAACCAGAGATGGCCGCCGCCCCCTGACTCGCCGGGATCGTGATGGTCGAGAACGCGCCCCCACCATGAAGGCGATACGAAACCACGTAGGTGGCCGGGACCGCGACCGCTCCAGCCCCCGGAATGACGGTAACGTTAAAGGTAAGCGCCGCATCGCTGACCGCGATTGACGGCACGGCAGGAACAAGGTCTGATAGATCGGTCGTGTCGCCTACACGGCCGTCCCAAGGCGGGGGAACTTCTGCGTCAACCAACTCGTCAATGATGGGCGCCGCATCGACCAACGTGAGATTCGCGGTCAGATTGTCGCCGCGCTCGATATTCTTCACGATGACGTCGATGACGGGTCCTCGGACCGAGTTTCCGAAGGATGCGAGATCACCGACTTCGACATCGGACAAATCACCGATCGCCGTCAGATTTGCGGTCTCGCCATCGACTGTGACGACAGGTCGCCGGATCGAGGTGCTATCCGCCTTACGGACAACGACTGCATAGCCCCGCCCGGCTTTCATTGTCACCGGCGTATCGAGTGTAACAACCTGCCCCGACACGGCCCGGACTCTCGCCGCAACGTGATCCCGATCCAGCACATCATGGTTGAGCGGAGCCAAGTCACCTCGGGTCAACACCAGGGATTCGATATCTTGCGAAACGGTGTAAGTATGCGGGCGATGGATCAGTTCATATTGGCGTCGGCGGGTTTCGCGCCAGATTTCGTCCGGGTCCGTCTTTCCGGGGTGCGATAAATCCTCGGTGACCCGCACGTCATCAGGGTTGACGCCGGGAAACGGAACGATCCGCTCGGCCTGATTATATCCATTGGTGGCATCGATAAACTGGACGCGATGAGCATCCGGAAACAACACTTGCGGCGTCGATCCCTGAAAGTCCCATGAATTGCGTGGGGTGATCGCGGAGACATATGTCGTTTGCGGTCGATCGATGGTTACGCCCCACTTCATACCATCGTCGTGCGGGGTGGCTCTGCCTGCTGCAGCGATATCAGCCAGCACATCCCAACGGGTCGCGTTGTAATCATGGATGCGGTCGTATTTCAGCCCCTTGTTCTGACAGAATTCATGCCAATCCTGCAGTTGTGCGAGGTTGATCTGATCGTCGGTTTTCGGGTAGGCGTTCGCAGGCCCCTGCAGGACATGCCGGAATAACGATGCCGGATTGCTGGTCTCGCGAACGATCCAAGTCTGTGTATCGACATCCCAATCACGGCAAAGCAGGCTTGCATCCGCATTGAAATTGTTTACCGCGCCATTTAGCTGGTTACTGGCACGAATGCGCAGCGCAACGATCGATACCGGCGTTTTGAAATTGAACGGGCTCTCCGGCCGGAACGATCGAATGGCACTCCAGTCGGCTCGCTCAATGATCTTGGTGTCGTCCTGCTCGACGCTGGTACGAATGAGCCCGACTTCGTATTGTCCGCGCTCCGGGAATGTCCATCGGTAGCTGCGTCGGATGATCTTTTGCTCATCGCCAGCGATGTCTAGGCCTGTAACGAGCGTAAAGTCCGTATCACCAATCTTTCGCTGATAAATGCCGAATGTGACGTCCCAGCGTTCCGGCTTGCCGTTCTTGTCGTACTTGAGCAGGCCTTGAACGAATGCGATATCGATTTCGCATTCAGTGACATCTCTTGCGGTGACCCGCGTCTGCATTTCATTGTAGTTCAACTGGACCGAAAGCTGATCCTCGATCACCTGTTGCGGGTACAAGGTTATCGGGGCGTCATCGGGGTAGCCGTTCCGCACCTCAATTTCGATATCGTTGAAATTTTCGATCGGCGTGTCGCCGAGGCGCAGATTCCGCAGAACGAGAGGGCCATCCCCGAACAGAAATGCTGCGACACAAAATTGATCGTCACCAATCGTCTG